AAATCTCCCTCTCCTTTTTCTTATGTTCGCAGAAGAAGAAATCAACGCAGCACTAGTCCGTGAGCTATGCTCTGGTCGCAAGTTCGTAGAGAGCTTGGAGAAACGCAGAGAGATTGAAGCAGCGGCAGAAGCAAGGAAGATGCGCGAAGTGAAGTCCATCGCAGGTAAGCCTGTCGGAGCTATCCCGCAACGCGAGTATCTACTCCTTGCAAACAAATACGGAGCAGAATGCTGGGATGACCGAGGATTCGTCCGTGACTTTTTCAAATCACAATCACACCTAAAAGCAGGTAACATTTAATGCAAACCAAGACCTACGCCGAATTGCTTTCTTTGATTCAATCACTGTGCGGGGTCGTCTTCGCCACACTGGAGCTTGGGCGCATCAAGGCGATGATTAATCGTCGCGCGCTGAGAGCATATCGCTCCACGAACTACTGGACTCGCTACCTCAAGATCGGGGAAGAGAGAGCAGTAACTGGCAATGTCGTGCCTTACACCGAAGCTGGCAAAGACCCGATTGACACATATCTCCGCATCCATCGGCAAGCCCCCTGGATCACTACTGCTGTGCAGGAATACGACATCATGGTGACTGCTGACGGTGCCACACTAGTCGCTGGCAACAGCAATCCCACGGAAGCCTACGTCACTTACAAGAAGCAGTTCTCCGACACTTATGGTGACGGGCAAGGGGAGACTACAGCAATCCCTGCTGAGTGGTTTCAATACATGGCGCATGGAACGTATGCCGACTATCTCCGTGCTGAAGGGCAGCAAGAGAAAGCAGTCGTGGCAGATCAAGAAGCAGACCTATTGCTCCAAGAGGAAATGATTCGTATTGACGAACAACACACTTTACAGATGGTGGCAAATAGGATATTTACCAACGCGAATATGCAAATGCGATACTGATGAATTACTCACTTTCAAATGTTCTTGGTGGTGGAGCAGTCAAGCAATTTGACCCTGATGCAAAAGCCTATATCGCTGCTGTAGAGACGGCAGATGGGCAAGCGTTAGAATCTGGTGTGAAATCAGCAATCAACAACTTTGTTGTAGGATGCAAAGAGGATGGAATCTGGAATGCGATTAAGTCATCTTGTATTCTTTCAGGAGCAAGGACGCTATCTGGTGCTTTAGTCCCACTAAAGGGAACAGGACCAACTAACTTAAATTTTGTCTCTGGAGATTACGACCGTAAGACTGGCTTAGTAAGTAATGGAAGCACAAAATATCTAAACTCTAATCGGGCTAACAATGCAGATACGCAAAATAATAAGCATTTATCTGTATGGAAAACAGCTAACCCAACAAAAAATGGTGGTCTATTAGGAAATAATACATCAGCAGCTGGCGCAAGTTGGCTTTTTAATTTAAATGGGGGGTTTGGCACTATTCGATTGAACACGTCTGTATCAGTTAGTGGTCTGTCATACCCATCTACTGGTTTTATTGGTGCTAGCCGAAGCAATTCCACAACTATCCAAGCTAGACTCACGGGATCAACAACAACTTACTCATCAACATCTCAAGTTCCATCGTCTGAAAACATTGATGTATTTCGTTCATTAGGAGAAATAACCAATGCTGGACTCTCATTCTACACGATAGGAGAATCACTGGATCTGGAAAAACTAAATACTCGCGTATCTAATCTCATTACGAATCTAACTGCAGCAATACCATGACGCTAGACGAACTGCTTCAATCCATACCTGCATTCGAAGAGTTGCGTGAGCTTTGGCTTGTATTTAATTCCGAGTTAAAAGATCGCCTGGAGCAAGCGCAACCAATCTACAATCATCAAGTATCTCCAGTTGTTTTGACGAATGGGCAATTTGCGCTTTGTGCTGATCTTCTCTCAGAGATTGACGGCATTTATAAGGCAACATTTGATGTTCTTGACAAATCTTTTTTTGATAAGGTGCAAGTTATTGGAGCAACTGAATTTCAGTCGCTTCTTCCAATTCCAACAGAAGAATAAACTATTACAATTTCACTAATTAAATTACTATGAAAACTACCGTATTAGGAATCCTGACAATCGTCGCAACTGTTTCCAATGTTGCCATCCAAGTTATCTCTGGAGAAGCTCCTGACTTTGCCGCAGCGTTTGCTGCCGTGGTCGCTGGCATTGGTCTAGTCAAAGCTGCTGACGCGAAATGAACAAGGACTTCATCCACAGCACGATTGGGACAGTTGCTCCGCTCCTTGGGGTGATTACATCCTTTCAAGAGCAGATCGAATACTGGCTCCGCATTAGCGGTCTGGTAGTAGGTCTTCTTGTCGGGTTGTTAAGCCTGTGGCAGCTAATCAAAAAGCTATGAGTAAATTCGTCCAAGAGATCATCCGTATCGCCAAGGCGGAAGTCGGGGTGAAGGAGGTCGGTAACACGAATTGTGGAGAGAGAGTCGATCAATACAAGGCAGCTACATGGCTTAATCCGAAGAAGGGATGGGCATGGTGTGCTGCCTTCGTCTGTTGGGTGGTGCGCGAGGCGATGGTATCCGCTGGAGTAAAGCAGACCAAGACGTTCAAACGCCCAAGGACTGCTGGCGCATGGGATTTCGAGAACTGGTCGAAGGCGCAGGATGAAAGCACATGGACGCTGCGTGATCCTGAGCGTGACATTCTCCCTGGAGACATCGTGGTCTTCACGTTCTCCCACATTGGCTTTGCGATTTCCGCTCCCGACAACGATGGGTTCGTCCAAACTGTCGAGGGCAACACTGACGCAGCAGGATCAAGGGAAGGTGGAGGAGTCTACACAAAGTCTCGCCATATCTCCAAGATCCGCTCCCGCATTCGGTTTACGATTTGAGTGATACTTCACGCAAAAGGGGGCAGAAATGTCCGAAATAACCAGCATTAACGCAGATGAAACCAGTAAAAAGCAAGTCCAAGATTATTGTCCTATTGTCGGATCTACATATCGGCTCTGTGGTCGGTCTGTGGCTTCCAGACTTTGTATCCAACGAGGGTATCCCCATCGGTCAGAATGCCTTCCAGAAGTGGTTGTGGGCTTGCTGGCAAGACTGCCATGAGTGGATTGCCAAGATCGTGGGAGACGAACCCTATGAGCTTGTCATCAATGGTGATTTGGTTGAGGGCATCCACCACCGCACGACTCAAGTCATGAGTGCCGATCTTGGTGACCAGTCTGCTGCCGTCATCCAGATTCTTGAGCCTGTGACCAGCAAGGCAGCTGGTATCCACATCATCAAAGGAACTGAGTGCCATACGCGAAATGACGAGATTAGGATCGGCAGGGTGCTAGGCGCATCGAAGAATCCAGAGAACGGACAGAACGCATGGGATACTCTCGACATCGAGATGAATGGAACGCTAATCAACTTCGCCCACCATATCTCCGCGACATCCAGATCGTATCTGGAAGCTGGGGCGCATAGCATTGCTCTGGGTGTCATCACTCATTCTCGCGCCAGAGTCGGCAAGCGTGTGCCTTCTGTCATCTGCCGAGCGCATCGTCATCGCCATGGAATCTGGACGGATGGCAATCAAGCATCGCTCATAACTGGCGCATGGCAGGGGCTTACCCGCCATGGTTACAAGGTAGTCCCCGATGCCATCACTGAACCTTCCTGTATCATTCTTGATGCAAGAACGACCGACAAAGGTGACCTGCCACTATTCCATCAACGCAAATACATTCCATAATGGCAAAGAGCATACCAAAAGTGACTGGCATGGACTGGATCGTGGAGAAGTTCTCCTATGACAAGATAGCTCCCGATGAGTTCACCGCAGAGATGGTCGCTGCAAAGTCTGGAGCAAACATCAGAACGGTGAGAAGCTCCCTTAACGAGATGAGGCGTAAAGGGGAGCTAGATTATCGGAAGCTACCAATCAATGGGAAGCAGCAAACTGTCTATAGGAAAGCTGGATCATAGCGTATCTTGCGGCAGAAATTCCGTTTCTGGGAACTCATACACCTCATTGATCCGCTCCATGATCGCAGTGTAGACTGCTGCCTCGATCTGCTCATAGGATGGGTCTTCGGTATGTTTGTGCGCTCTAGAGACACCGTATCGGCATCCCTCTTCAATGCAGTTGCTTAGTATTGTGTAGTGTTTTGGTCTCATATTAGTTTGGTTTTGCTTTCGTGAGCTTTCATCTCTGCAAACATCTGGTCGATGGTTGCTCTGATTACGTCCCACTCTTCGGGGTTGATTGCTATGCTGTCGTTTCTAGTTACCTGCTTGAGAACGATGTATTCCCCAGCGGCATCGTCATCGATGCAGATGTCTGTTGCCATCTCCGAGAAGATTGGCTCGCCCTCTGGAGCGATTGTCATTTGTGTGATGCGTGATATGTATGGTTTCATTGGTTTGCTTTTTCTAGTAGTTCACGGTATGCGGTAGCGATGACCTCCGCTGCAACGAGAGTGTAGGACTTTGGCTCCCTCATGATGTC